ATTAGATTTAGAATATATTTTTATATTGAAAATTTGTTCTAGATCCAAAGCCAATAAAACAGACTTAACGCAAGTTAAATAACATAAGTGTTATATTTACGCACGAATCTTGCTGGAACCCTTAACCCTAAACTGCTTTCTAGGCCAGCCAAATAGATTACATCTTACTTGCGCACATTAGCACGTTAGCAACATTAGCGGTGGTGCAGCCTTTTTATAGGTGACATTAAAACATAAGATATAAGACAGTTAAATAACTATTCATTTTGTGTATATAGGAATATATAAGGGTAACCACCTTATTGGTTAATAAATATATAAGATAGAGCATACCCTGCTTTTGTTGCTAATGTGCTAATGTATAAAACCGAAATATAATCTTTGTGACTAGCATTTGAAAACATTGCAAAATTACTAATTTTAAAAGGAACAAAAAAATGACTTTAACACCAGGAGAAAAACTGAACCAGCAAATGGATGCAGTAATCGCTAAGAGAAAAGCTAAAGCAGAGGCACGACCGAGCAATTCACAAGAAGCCTCTACATCATCCTATTCAGAAGACATAGTTGAGAAACTGAATAGAGAACACTTAGATAGAATTAAGAAATTTGAGAATAGCGTTGCGCTTAACAAACCGCGCTCCTTTGTTTTCCCTAAATGGGCACTTGAAAAAGCATTACCAAAACATCAGGTTGAGAATTTACGATGGTTATTACAGCATTGTCCACCTGCTATAGACGGAGAAAGAATAGAAGATATATTGCGATCTGCCGATCCAGCTAATGATTACATACAATTGCGCGACCCTGAACTTTTGAAGCTTTTTGCCAGTTTATTAAAAAAAAGAGGAATAGCTACGTTAAAATAGCAATTAATAAACAAAGGCACGGAGACTGGGAAGGCAAGATTGCTCTATGGTATGAAAAAGAATCTATGCAATTTGTAGAGCATTATGAAGGCAAAACTATACAAATAATAGAATGAGCAGATGATAAGAAGGAAGACATGCAGCACTAAAAATTGATGGATTTTTTGTAGTGGTATTATAGTACAATTTAGCTAAATTATATGGTATGATATAGTTAATTAACCATTTAAAAGGATTTATTATGAGTGAAAGAAAGATACGATATCAAAACAGGCCTACAAAACACGATGTAGAGATGCATGTTCCGTTCTCGCTTAAAATGTTGTTGCAAGGCAAAAGCAGAGCTGCTGCCGATGGTGTTTTGACTGGACAAGAATCAGTACAGCGAAAAGTGCAATAGTTATGGGTATAGCAGCAAATAACTTATTTACATTTAATCAGCACCTAGAAATTGCAGGTAAAGTTAACGCAATTATCTATGACAAGCCATTAGAGGGATATTATGTATTTAAAATTGCCGATAAGAATTCAACCTACACTATTACTGGCAATATAGAAAGATTAGCGGTTGATGATTTTGTAACATGCAAAGGTTTTTGGGTTCAGCATAAAACTTATGGCCGACAATTTAAAGCTTTAAACATTGCTGTAAAGCTACCTCAAACTGTAGATGGTATTAAAAAATACTTAGCCTCTGGTCTGGTAAAAGGCATTGGACCTGCACGAGCTAAAGCGATTGTGGATCGGTTTGGCGAAAAAACATTTGAGATAATAGAGCTTGAACCAGAAAGATTATTGCAAATACCAAGAATTGGAAAAAAGAACTGCCAGGAAATTTATAAAGCTATAATGGAGCAAAAGGATAGCCGAGACATTATGGCGTTTTTACATACACACGAGATTTCTTCTAAAAAAGCGATAAAGATTTATAGGTTATATGGCAAAGACACAATCTCTATAATAACAAAAAATCCGTACCAATTGATTGAGGACATCAGCGGTATTGGTTTTAAAATCGCTGACAAGATGGCTTTGTCGATAGGAATTGCTAAAGATTCTACGTTTAGAGTTACGTCTGGTGTAAAACATGTGTTAGGGGAATTCCAGTTGGACGGTAATTGCGCAATGCCTTTGCCAGACTTACTAAAAGAAACAAAGCAAATTTTAGGAGTGGAAGAAGAACTCATTTACCAAGCTATAACCAGTTTGTTAGTTGAAGGGCAGCTTGTAAAAGAATGTGATGGTGATAAAGATTTAATATTTTTAAAGCATACCTATACCACAGAGTGTAGGGTTGCAAAAATGGTATATGAGTTAAATAAATTTTTGCCAATTTGGCATGATAAAATCAATATCGACGAGGAAGTGGAGGACCTTCAGAAAAAATTAGCAATACAATTGTCTGAGTCTCAAGTCATGGCTGTAAAAGCTATTGCAAACCATAAAATTACTATCATAACTGGAGGCCCTGGTGTTGGAAAAACTACGGTAGCTAATAGCATATTGCAAATTGTATCAAAGCATACCAGCAAGATTTTGTTGGCTGCACCTACGGGGAAGGCTGCCAAAAGGTTAAAAGAAGCAACTGGAAGGGAAGCGACTACACTCCATCGTATGCTAAAATATACCGCTGATGGAGGGTTTGAGCATAATTCTAGTAATAAATTGGATGCCCATTTTATTTTACTAGATGAAGTCTCAATGATAGACATTTTTATGTTTGCTAACGTTCTGCAGGCCATACCTTCCAATTGCGTGTTAATACTGCTTGGAGATGCGGATCAATTGCCTTCTATTGGACCAGGCAATGTACTCGGAGATTTAATAACATCTGGTTGTGTAGAGTGCATAGTGTTAAACCATATCTTTAGGCAAGATAGCTGTTCCCAGATAGTTAAGGTTGCTCATAATATAAACAATGGTATCATACCAACCCATACTGTGACGGAAAACCCAAGCGCCATACATCTAGGAGGCAACACCGACTTTTATTTGTTTGAAATGGATAAAGAGTTTCATTACCAGTTAACATTAACTCTTAGAGAGATAAAAGCTAAATATAAATGTTCTAATGAAGTTCTAATGCGAAGCGTTCAAGTTTTGTCACCTATGAAACGGGGTGACACTGGTGTTGAAGAACTAAACAAGGTGTTACAAAAAGAACTAAATCCAAACGCTGACGATCTCACAAAAATCACCTCTAAAACTGGCGATATCTTTACTGTGGGTGATAAAGTTATGCAAAACGCCAATGATTATGGTAGGGGCATTTTTAATGGAAATGTGGGTATTGTTCATTCGATTGATTTAAAGAATAAAAGCTTGCTGGTGGATTTTGACGCTAAATTAGTAAAGTTAGAATTTGATGATTTAGAAGATTTGAGATTAGCATATGCTATTACGATTCATAAATGCCAGGGCTCAGAATACCCTGTCGTTATTATTCCAGTTTGCATGGATCACTATAAATTGTTGCAAAAAAGATTAATTTATACGGCAGTGACCAGAGGAAGAAAAATGGTGATTATGATTGCAGAATCGAAAGCATTAGCAATGGCTATTAAAAACTTTAACGCGAAACCTAGAGTTACTATGTTAAAGCAACGGGTTATCCAGCAATTTAATACTAATAAACATTAGAAAGCAAAATAGCTAAAGATGTTTTTTGTTGCAACTGTGGGTGGGTGTGTAAGCGCTTACAATAGGAATAGGTGGTATTTTACTGTGGCTTAAACTTGGCGCTTGTGGACGGCTTCCTGGACGCGTTTAAAGGGGTCTGTAAGCGCTCTGGTGGTGTTTTTTGGTTGTGTGGGTAGGTTGGTATATGGTTCGCTGTTTTGGCGTGCTAAAACAGTTGTGTTCCGTTTTTAAAACGTAAAGCGTTTTTAGTTTGCAATCGTTGTTTTGGTTGGCAGGTTAACTTGTTGTTGGCAATGGTTGTAGGCGGTTTGTCTGTAAAATACCCCTCCGCACGAGGCAGAGGGGATACCAGCTCTTAGGGCACCTCCACATGTGTGGAGAAGATATTACTAAAAACCCAACATCTGCTGCTGGACCAGAAACACCTCCAATAACGCGGAGAAGATATTAATTAAACAGCAAGATTCAAACACTATTTAGAAACACCTCCGCTAACGTGGAGAAGACTTAATTTTTACTTCAATATAAACTTTGGTCCAATACAGAACTATAAAAATGTACCGCAGCCTATATTAAGGAACACCCTGCAGACTATCACAACCGTCCACTCCGATCAAGTGCTTACTTAGAACCATTCTTATCAGTTTTGCAGGGCAATTCAGAGCGCAAGAGTACAATTTAACTGAATTACATGGTATGATACAATTATCAATAATGTAAAAATTTAAAAGGATTTATTATGAGCTTAAAAAAGGAAAGATATCAAATTAACCCTACAAAATACGATGCCACCGCGCACACTCCTTTGCTGCTTAAGATGCTATCTCAAGGCAACAGCAGGGCTATGTTTTGCGCTGAGGTTAAAATAGCAGTTAAAACTTTTTATAATTGGCTGGAGATGCACCCTGAGTTTTCAGATGCGTACGAGGTTGGTACACAGATGTCGCAGGCTTATTGGGAACGGTTGGCTGCAAAAAATATTGGCACTCCTAACTTTAACTATTCTATTTGGGCAGCGATAATGAGAGACAGATTTAATTATTCGGAGCACAAAAAAATTAAGTTTAAAGGGCTTGATACGGTTAAGACTGCTGCTGCAAGATGCTTGTCAGAAGTTTCACCGTTTGACAACAACCAGAACCCGCTAGAATATGTTAAATATAAAGATAACGTAATAGCTTAGCTGTTTATTGGTTAAAACCGTTGTTGCTGTCAATATATACATAATTTATCCCCAAAAACTGTGAACAACTGTATAATTATGTTAATGCTATACATTCGTTGCATAAGAATTTGGAGAACGACAGCTAGTAATAAAATTAAATATTATATGGAATTGAATATGGGTAAAAGGAAATCACGCTACGAAACAAAACCGACTAAATATAAGCCAGAGGAACACATACCATTGTTATATAAGCTGTTTGCAGAAGGTAAATCATTTGCTGCTTATTGTGCCGCTGCTGATATAGTATCTGCTACATTTTACAATTGGTTAAATCAACATCCAGAGTTTAATGAAGCTTACGAAAAAGCAACGCTAAAAGCCGAAGTATATTGGGAAGAATTTGGCGTAAACAATATGATGCAACCTGGTTTTAACTATTCGTGGTGGTCTTCTTTAATGCGGAATCGTTTTGGTTATACAGAGCATCGTAAGCTTAAAATTAA